CAATACAATTCTCCATCTTCGTAGCAAGTCCCATACGTTTTCTGGTGGTATGGGCATCCAACTGCATCCCTTCCACTAATCCAATCTTTTAAGTTCTCGCCAGTTCCACAGACAATGCGTTTATATTTATCGTCTTTCATGTGCTTAAAATTCTCGTGATCCTTATAGCAGTCGCCTTCTGTATCTTGACTGGCAACACATCTAAGTGCTTTTATCATATCGTCAATTGTTAATCTCTCCATCTACTTCACCTCTTCCATCTGACTCTCTATAGCGTCTGTGAGCAGCTTCAACGATTCAATGAATGCATCCGTCAATGCTGTTCTGTCTGGGTATTTAACGAACGTTCTGACAAGTTTTACTGCATCCTTGATTTTTTCTTCATCTTCGACGATTTCAGATGCTTCACACAATGTTTTTTCATTGTCTCTGTAAGTAACAACCTTGCTACTATAAAAATTCAATAAGTTTGGAAACGGAATTTCGATAGGGTTTAAATGGTCTTCTCTCGCCCATGTGAATCCCTGAAGCTTTGCCATTTTTATAACACTCAAATATTCTCCCTGTGTCTTTACGAACACGCTCTTCCCTGTTAAATCAATCATCAAAATTTCCTCCTGTAATCTCATCAATACACTGGTTCCATCCTTCTGCAAAGCCAGCATCAGACGTATTAGCTGGATAATCTCCATTGTCTTTTTCTGGCAAATCCATAAGCGGACACCAGTCTGGTCTTGATTTACTTTCACAATCATAATGTTCTTCTGTCATCAGAATTACATCGCAATCTAAACAGTCAGCTAATTCACACAAACCCTCATATTCAAGAGCGCTACAGTATGCAGTTCCGAACGGGCAAACATAGCAATTCTCTGGTGTTTCCATCACTAATACTGATTTGCTCATTCAACTCCACCGCCTTTCACAATCTCCAAAGCATCATTCAAAATTACGATTTCATAAGATTTTGTCCATCCCACAGGTTTTGCTAATGTACTCCGTTTTTCTAATTGCTGAACAACCTTATCCACATCAAAAACTGTCGGTTGCTTGTCCACAATATGTATATATCTGTCTATAATCTTCTGTATTGGTTCTCCTAAGATATTTTGAAGCAGTATGTCTTTTTTTAGTTTATCTGCGTCAATTAACCGCATTTCTTAGTCCTCCTTATATGGTTCTAGAAGCGGCTGCCATGCCGTAATATCAATCCAATCATAATTGCTATCAAGATAATATCCGTCACAATCAATAAAGCTTGTATCCTGCCATGTTGTTTCTCCATTAGTAACCAATATTTCTTGTCCATCATCTGGCATTTTGCAGTCAAGCATATACTGTATATTTTTTGAAATGGATTCTTCTGCACGTTCTTTTTCTGATATCTGATGATATTTTACCGGAATCCAACCGTTTTCTTTCTCGTCCTGTTCCAGATCATTCAGAAGAGTATTCACAATATCCAGCGCACTCCCTGGAAGCCCATGCTTATACTGCGATTTCTTTTCTATCTCAGCTTTGTATTGTTCTAATCTGGTTCGTACTCTGCTCATATTTCCACCTCCACAAAATACTTTTCTAAAGTTTCTTTTGATATCTCAATCCATCTGTTAACATTTACTCCATCAAGATGGATATCTCCGTCGATAATTTTTCCGTTTCCAACTTCATAAACTTCGCCTACCTCAATTTCCATGTATCCGTCAACGTAAAACCCATCATCATCGTATGTATCTAACGTGAATGCTTTCACGCATTTATACTTCATGCTTCCACCTCACTATCCTCTGGCATCTGGAATATCATTTTTTTCATAAAATCTTTTCTAATAGTTTTTGCAATTAATGTATTATCTTTTCCCCTCTGAGATTCACTGGCCGATTTGCAGACATCAGGAAGAAGAATTTCATTTAATTTTGCATCTACATAGGCTTCCTGAATCATATCCAGTACTTTCATGGCTTTTGCTTTGGTGGAATATTTTCCTAAAATAAAATATCCTCCACTTCTCTGTGCATCCTGCAAACTCCAACATATAACATTCAATGAATCTGGGAGTTTTAGATTGACTACAATGTTTTCAAACTTTACCAGCGCTGTTTTATCCTGACTTCTGATTAACATTTTGTGTCCTCCTTATTTCGTGTGACTGGTAATCCTAATTCTTTTTGCTTCTCTGCAATTCTTAACGGAATGTATAATTTATGGTATTCTCTTCTGCAAATATCACAGTTTCCATAGCTATGCCCCCAACACCAATTGCAAAATTTATTGAACTGTTCTTTCAATGCTTCTGAAGATGATGTATTTGCGTATCCTTCCCATATTACTTCCGACATAAAGCTCATTTTCATTCTCGCTTTCTCATATAATTCAGAATATTTTTCCCATGTTTCTGGCAGTTTGATACAATCTGGCTCATAAGGTTCTGGATATACAGTATATCCGCACTTTGTACATTTGATTTGTGGTGGAAAGTCTCTACTCCATTCCATGTTTCCGCCACATTTTCTGCAACGAATGTATCTCTCTACTTTCTTTGGTTTCGTTTTGAAAAATGAAGTGTAATTATTATTTTTCATTTCTATCCTCACTTTTCCCATGCAAGTAACTGACATGCTATTGTGCAGTCTTCCATGATCTTAAACTCCCATCTTCTTAACCAGATTCTTATTCATCTCGTCAAATCTTACGTCTACGTCCTGGTGTTTTTTCACTTTATTCTCTCTCCACCTTTGAATAACTCAATCTATACGCCCTCTGCTCTGTCGAATCCTCGCTAACGAGCAATCCGTTGTCCAAGAGCAAATTAAAGTGTTTTCTCGCAGTAGCCATTGAAATGTCTAATCCATCTGCAATATTTCTTGTGGACGGCATGTAGTGGTGTTTACGGTAATATTTCAAGATAAAGTGATATACCGCTTTATACATCTCCTGTCCCTCTTTGTGTTTGCGCTCTGTATTGTATTTTCCCATCAATAACACCTCACTTAATCGTTAATGCGGAATCTCAAATCAAGATTCAGTTCCTCTTTGATTGATCTTCTATAATCCTCCCAGGTCGCCATATCATCCATCAGATAATCAGCCCCCCTGTCCATGCCGTCCATGAATTTCTGGCATCTTTTCTGACCGAATCCAAATTCATCATGTAAAACGGCGATTCCAAGGATTTTAAATGTATCAAGTGTCATTTCTTTAATCTTCTGTGCAGCTTTATCCAGGTCCTTACTGGCTAAAGAGGTATGTACTCCTGTAATGCCTCTAAATTTTATTTCCCTCTCCAGCGCTTCTACGCCGCCATCTCTAACAATTCTGAGTGCCAGGTCAAGACCATCCTCTCTTCCTCGCTCATACTCCTTCATTTTGTTCATTGGTTTTCTCCTTGTTCAGATTTTTAGCTTTCTTATGCATCTTGTCCAGATAATCCGCATAGGCTGTAAGCATGTGATCTACAAATCCATTTTTGTTATATTTTTCAGATACAACATGGATCTGTTCAACTACCTGCTGCCAGTATTCATCTTTTGCCTCAATTCCGGCAGTCTGGAGGACCAGTGCCGGAAAGTCAATCTGTAAAAACTTTATGGTGTTCGGTATCTGCTCATGCGTCACTCTCATACTTACGCACCTTCTTCTACCTCAAAACTCTGTTCAAGAAGTCGCTCGTTATCCTTGCTAAACGCCTTTATATAGCTCTGTTTTATCGGTCTGATAAAATGTATGCCGTTAGCTGATTTAGCCCGGGAAACAGCCACATAGAACTGTCCAGGATCCCAACAGCAAGGGTCAATGTTGATTTTTTCAAATGTCTGTCCCTGTGATTTATGAATGCTGATTGCCCAGGCAAGTTTTACCGGGAACTGAGAGAAAGAGCCTACTTTCTTACGGACAATCTTCTCTTTCACGATCTTCCGACCATCCTTTTCTTGTTCGGATTCCTCAATAACCTGTTTCTCAATGTCTTTATTGTATCTATATAAGCTAACTGTTTTGCCCTTATCAGTTTTGATAACCAGATAAGATTCTTCAAATTCTCCGTTTTCCACAATTTTCTGAATGATGCCAATCGTTCCATTAACGTAGTTTCCAGACAAATCATTGACTGTAATCATCACTTTTGCACCGATGTTAAGAATTAAGTCCTCTCTGGCAAATGCAATGTTCTTAATATCGGCAGATGTTAGCTCGCCGTCAACTGCTGCATGAAACACTTTTTCGGTCTTTTTATCCAACTTGCCAAGGAAAGTATTGTTAATTCTGTCAGCTTCTGCATTAGTGCCAACCAAAAACGGCGCTTCCGGTATAACTTTGTCTGATTCGTTGTTCTCCAGATATGCAATGGATTTTCTAATATTGTTGCCATATTTAATATCATTCAGCACATACTTAAATCCCTCATCATTCTGCCTGCATACCTCATCAAGTTTGATATATTCAAATCCCATTTCTTTCCAGTATTCAGACATGAAAGCATATCCATGTTCATACTTTCCACCCTTTCCATAATCAGATCCATACATCCGACAGAGAATTTTTCGATCGTCTGTCGTAATAACTGGCGGAAGCTGGTAGAAATCACCTATCACGATTAACTGAATGTCTTCTTTGTCCTCTCCGATCAGAAGTCTGTCAACTGCTCTCTCTTCATTTTCTGTAATGATCGTCTTCGCAATCATATTAAACAGGTCGAACCGGCACATGCTGATCTCGTCAATAATAAGAATATCCGCTTCCTTCAACAGTTCGGCTCTGGATTTCACTTTTTTCTTGTAATCCTCAAATTTGATTGAGATATTCAATGCACGATGCACAGTAGTCGCTCCATATCCGATATTGTCCGCAGCTATTCCAGTAGTAGCAGATACCAGAACACTTTTACCAGCTTTTTCCGCCTCATCAATAAACGTTTGGATAACCGTTGTTTTACCTGTTCCTGCGTCTCCTGTAAGGAAAACATTACTGCCAGACAACATTGTGTCCAATGCGTACCGCTGTTTTTTATTAAGCTTCTCTTTTTTCATTTTTGTAACCACTCCTTATGCCTTAGTAACCAATTGTAACAATCTGAATTTTCATACAATTTAATTTTATTTTTTAATTTGTGTAATCATTTTATTTTTGTAACCAACGTGTAACCAACATTTCAACTACATTGGTTACACCGCAAACCCTTATTTTATGCGGGTTTCAGAGTTATGTAACCGTGTAACCAATGTAACCAAGGTTTTCCTATAGGAGATTGCAATGTATATATGATTTTTTTATATATTTTTTTATTCCCTATACACATGCTTTTCCGCGGGTTACATGGTTACATGGTTACAAATCACGAAAACGGAACACTTGTTCCAGTATTAGCAGGTATAAAATCAGCTTCAACATGCTCATTTTCCTGTTCGTCTTCAAGATCTTTTATATCAATAATCTTTACAGCAACAAGTCTCATTACACTTCCCCCATCTCTTTTTATTACCGTATCCCTTTTTCCTGTATGCTTAATTAATTCTCGATTAATCGCCCATGCTGAAAAGGCTTTTCTGGAGAATCCGTTGTTTTTTAGGAGATTTTCAAGAGGTTTCGGATAAAAATATACATATACATCTCCATACTCATCTGGTGTTTCCTTAAATCCCCACTGATCGCAACTGAATTGCGCATCAAAGTGCTGCCCGTACACAGAAAGACTTTCGATGATAAATTCATAGCATCTCTGTCCTTCCGATACGTCTTTCTTGCGTGTAGGTATGTCCACAACATCCTCGACTGTCAGCTCACGTCCATCCTTAAATATGAAATCTGTAGCTAATTTATCCGCCAACAGAAGAGTAGATATAGCCATTACCTGTTTTGCCGGAAAATTATATTCATCAAAACCCTTTTCAATCTCAGACTTCATTTCTTTTAGCTCATCCGGTGTAAATTTTTTAAGATTTCCAACAAATACTCTTCCAGCAAAGCCATAATTTTTCATTACAGTGCTATTAATCTCTGCCGGATTCTCGTAAATATCCTCGCAACACTCAATTTCAACAATTCTGTTGATTGCTCCACCGGAATCTGCAAATTCTGAAATAGGATTCTCGCCGTTGCAAATGGTTACATTACTCCATGTATTCTCCTTAGCTGCTCCGAGGTCCTTATTTGATCTTCCTTTACCTTTACCGGAACAGAGATTGTAAATCAATGTTTCGTAGTTGTCCCGAATATATTGAGAAGCGTTCTTAGAGTCATCGAGGATCATCGGAAAGTTATTAAGCATGTCTGCCCTTGTCTCCAATGATGTATCTGTTGACCGGAAATTCCCAACGTAGGATCCTGGCGACGGGTTTCCCCAGATAGATGCAGCTATGTTGATCGTTACTGTCTTGCCGCCGCCTGTCTGTCCATAGAAGTCTACGATGAACGGCAATGCATCAAGCGGTTGTACAAGCACACTTGCAAAAGATGCCGCCAGTGCTATTCGTGGTTCTAATCGTCCGCACGACCGTAACTGTTTAGCCAGAGTCACCCACTTGAAGTAGTCTCCACTTTCCTGTATACTCTGGAATAGTGTTTTAAAGCGGTATTCGCCGTCAAAGACGATTGAAAGGTCGTAAGGTACAAATACATTGCCATGCCACCCCAACTTGCTCGTAGAGTGCTGTATGTCGATCATATCGGCATTGTACATTTCAACGTCCGCCAGATACTTCACAAGAAGCCTTGCATTCTCCGAGTTGACCTGCACACCGAACCTTGCAAGATTAGTTATCGCCCTGGAAGTCACAATGTCGATTTTTGGAACAGTTATTTCTGTCCAGCATCCATCTCTTTTAAAAGCCACTGTGATCTGTTCTTCGCCTGTCTCAATATTTTTCAATCGACGTATCGGCATGATTGGATGGTGGCATACAAGTTCTCTCGCCTTGGATGTTTCAGAAGAAAATATTCCGTTTTCTGTAGCTATCCAGCTGCCACAAGCCATGTTTGGATATTCTTTTCCAATATCATCCTCATAAAAGTTTGTGATATTTTCAACTAACTGCATAGAACGATTTACTTTTTCTTCTTTTTCCTTGTCCTGTTCTGCTTTCTGGAATTCTTTTATGAATTCCTCGGCTATGCTTTTTGCTCTTACACTCTTCGCCCTGTCCATTAACTTAAATTTAGCTTCCGAACGGTCGATTTTACTTTTTATTGAAAAAAGTTCTTCATACAGTTGCTTCTGCATAAAATCATTTGCTTGCAAATTTTCAATATTTTCAAGAATGCTTCTCACCTCCTGCCTTAGCTGACAATATTTCATATCTGCTTCTTTCTTTTTCAAGGTTAAACTGGCACATATACCACTCTTCTGAACCAGGAGGGAAGGTTTTTAGCGCTGTTTCGTATATAAGTATGTTCTTTTCTACCTGCTCAAGCTCATTAGGATCCTGAGCGGGATTACATTTTTTTAATTTGATATCTCGCACTTCATGTCTGATCTGGTTACGACTTTTACCTTTTTTAGAGATATAAGTACCACCCAGCTCGATAAATGCAGTGCTAAAAGGGACGGATTCGTATTGCATCACGAAATCAAACACATCGCCACCGGTTCCGCAGCCGAAGCAGTAAAAGGAATCATCGTAGATTTTACAGGATGCTGACTTTTCCTTGTGAAAAGGGCAACATATAAAACCAGCTCTATTTGGTTTTAGTCCATACCTGGAAAGAATATCAGACATTTTCACTGATTGCTTGATTTCATCTTTTGTCATGACAGCAACTCCATGATTCGCCGTCCAGTCTCTTCTTTTGTACAGAATTCAAATCGGACACCGTATTTATCTCTGATTGTGCATAGAGATTTATATAACTGGCAGCCATCAACAGCCTTATCAGAAATTACAGTCTTTACTCTCTTACCGTTTACCGTCTTCCAAATGACTTTGTGTTTTCTTGGATTCTCCCAAAAATACACATCACCAATTGATTTGATATCTTCACCATGTTCACACAGGATAATAAGCTGAATACCTGCGTCGAGCGCTCTAATAAGCTCTGCCTTGAATCTTTCATGCTGCTGGCAGACATTTCCACATAGCTCCTGTAAATCCTTTTTACGGTCAATACAGAGCTTTGCATTATCAAGACTTTGATAATCTCCGCAATACAATTTAGAACGAAAATACTGCACTCCAAGGCTATCAAACTGACTCTGAATCCGTTTCCATTCCTTTTTGTGTTCACGTGTATCACATTGTATGACCAATCAGATCACATCCTTCTGGTATTTGTATTTTCTAAAGAATTCACTATACTGTTTTATAATCTCCCAACGATTTTCGTAACGATTCCATTTACTATTCTCTCCTACTCCTATTTGCGTTTTTCCGATGATTGAACAGGAAGGGATTATTAATACCTTTCGATATGTTTCATCATCGTTCAAACAATATAAAAGGAAGATATCGCAAGTCGGATTTTTCTTTTCAAGGTTGAATGTAAATGCCTTTGAATTGCAATTGTTTGTAAATTCCTTAGATGCTTTTACGTCTATTTTTACACTGCTATCAGTAAGCAAATCATAAGGGTGCCTTGAGCTTGTTTGTACACTATTCAATCCGATATTCTCGTAAATATCTGAAATTGCTTTTATTTCATATTTGTTTCCAAAAGTCGTATCGGAATATTTAAGAGGCAGCCCAAGTTTTTCAGCCCAATACACAGTCCCTTTATGCTTTGCAATCTTGCAAGCAAGACTTTTATTTCCAAAAACTTCTATCATTTCGGAATGAGTTGGAAAATGATCTAAATTCAATTTCTCAACAACTATAATAATATTTTCTTTGATAAGATCGTCATTCCATGGTATTCCATGCGTATATCCCATTAACTCACCTCTATATTAATTGAACGGAAGGACATCATCTGCTACGCTGTCTGGAATATTCATAAAGTCCGTACCTGCTGGATTGGCTCCCATGATAGCTTCTTCCTTCAGATGATCGTCATACGCTTTTGTGGTACGCTCTTCTGGGATATCTGCGTCCTTAATTCCCTCCACACTGCGGAACCATGCTAACTTGTGACGTTTCACTTCTTTATTGCCGTACCAGTCTTTCTCCAGACGGAAGATGCCACCGATCAGCTTGCCTTTGAACTGCTGTCCGAAGTTATCGCCCCACTTAACAGCAAATCCAGGATTTGACTTTTCTACGCATGTAATGAATGTTTTGAGATTACGAACACCATAATCTACACTATCGTCAATAACCATGTAGTTTGTGCCTGCATTCGGATATTTCTTATCTGGTCGGATATCATTTTCGAACTGCTTCATAAAATATCCAGCCTGTTCGTCACCGTCGGCAAAATCAAACAGAATAACGAGCATATTTTTAGTTTTTCCCTCATCGTCTGGTTTTGACTGACGTTCAGACACCTGTTTAATCACCATTTTATGACCGCCAGGCTTAATTGGTTCAAATTCTCCTGCTGCCTGTGTTGTATCATACATTGCCGGTTTATTCATCTTTATTCTCTCCCTTTCCTAATTCGTAATAATCTCTAATAATCTTGTCTACCGCTGCCAGATCATTGTCTATGGTCAGTGAATCAAACATACCAATCGGTGATTTGCTGACAGCTCCCTGACTTGCCTGAGTGACAAATAAATGCTTTCCACTCTCTTCAATACAGCGGAGAACAATCGTAAAAAGACCTTCTAAACAAATCTTTTCGTCAAGTAGTTTTCCGATGGTTTTCGGCTTCACATCTCCAGAATCATCCTTTTCTTCATGCATCATCATATATACTATCTTGTCCTGCGGCACTTTCGTGACAATAAACTGGATAAGATTCCAGAAATAGTCTCCGATATCATTGTACAGAGCAAACACTGCATTACCTTTTCCGGAAGAAGCGTGTCCTCTCATAAAGTGGTTGGTGATAAGATATCCAGCATCATCAATCACAATAGAATCCGCTTTTGATGCAATTAGGCATTTCATTACCTGCTGGTAATCATCTGTAAACCATCCGTCAATTTTCCCCTTGAATGGAAGTGGCTTGTTTAATACTCTGATAAGGTTCCAGTTTTTGTTTTGACAGTTTCTAAGACTAGTACTTTTTCCGGATCCAGATTTTCCAATAATCAATACTGGTGTTGCCATTGTTATTCCTCCTTGTCATAAACCACATGCTTGCTGCCCTCAATAATCAGCAAGCTTGCAATATTTTTCATTGATATGGTTGATTCGTTATAAATCTCAACCAGTGCGTTGTATGCGTCCGGTGATACTTTCACGACCGGGCTATCCTTATCGGTTGCCGGCTGCTTCTTCCTTGCCGGAATACGGATTTCAAATTCACTCACTAATACTTTCCTCCTTATATGATTTTTGAGCCGTTAAAAGCCCATTTAAGGCTTGTACGTAGCTTGCCAATGTTCTTGCCTTGTATGATTCTTCTATCGGATTATCCGGCACAATAGCAAGCTGGGTGTCGATTAATCTAACAATCTCATTAATGCGCTCTTCCATGTTTACACCGCCTTAAAAAAGCAATACACATTGTCAGAACCATCCCCTCTCACCGGATTTTTTTTGCCATTCGAAAATACTCCGCCGGCACAGTGATACTCGAGGTGATTCAGATACATGTCCGGATTTTCCCAATCAAGAATGTACTCTTTCCGTCTGTTCAGCTCCGTCAGAAGCTCGTTCGCCGTTGTTATCAGTTCCATTGTCGGCAGGAGCTTCAACTCCATCTGATTCAACATTTAGCGGACACCTCCCATCTATTAAGAGTCTAAGAAGATGTGCTTTTGCAAGTTTGCACTGCTCAGCTGATTCCTTCTTAAGCAGTTTACTATCAAAGTAGATTGTGTAATTTCCATCCTTTTTCCTGTTCGGATCCCACTTTGAATTCATAATGTCGATATCGCAAAGATGCACGTGCGAAGTGATGTAAAACGAAACAAAATAATCTGTTTCGTTTGAAACTCTCCATGCTAATTCAAAAAGCTCTTTGATTTCTTTTTCAAACATTTTCGTTCTCCTTTCTTAAAGCAGTGCTAAATACGTAAACAGTGCGAATACGATACTTGCCAGGATCTGCTGCAAGTTCTTCTCCCACATCCACACCGGAAGAAAAGTAAGCAAAATCCCAATAATCACACTAACTACGATATCCCTTCTATTTTGTCTAGGTGATTTCATTCTTTTCCCTCCAAAAAGAAAAAAGATTACAGACTGTAAGCAATATACCAGAAGATATTAGTAATGATTAACAGCGCGGCAGTCAAAAGCCATGCACTGAACCACTTCTTAGTCTCTCTCTTTGCTTTTTTCACGATTTCGGTAGCTAGCATTGTTTCCAAATCGTTCCATGTAATCTTTTCGTTGTTTGTTGCATTTTTTTTATTTTCCATATTATTTTCCTCTCGCTTATCGCTTATATTGACTTTTAGCGGATAGAGGATTATAATTTACCTGTATCCACTAAGGTTGGTTTAGTGGCTTACTGCTCCGGGGTGGAGGTGTCGGCTCCCTCCGGGGCGCTTATGCCAAATTTGCTTTTCTTCTGTAGTAGTCCAAGATAATTCTCGAACATTCATCGACAATCCTTTGATTGTCTTCATGTGTATTGTCCTTGCAGTAATCATCATGTATTCTGATTACCCCGCCAGATTCATTTTTTATTGTTTTAATTACTGCCATAAGAATCTCTCCTTTCTACGATAGATTATGATGTTTCTGTTATTTTGCTTCTTCTGCGAAATGTTTCTCCATGAGATCAGCAATCATCAGATATTCTTCTGCGATTTTTCCATCTCTGGTATTTTTCACCTGTTCACGGAACTCTGGAATTGTTCCATAGAAGCAGCCGCAAGACACTTTAACTTGTTTGTCCTTACATCTGAAGAATGTAGTTGTGCGGAATTGAGTACCGAATCCATGAATAGTTGTGTAATCTGCATTGCCGGACACCTCTGCATTGTCGAACACCCTTGCATCGCCGGACACCCTTGCATTGCCGAACACCATTGCATTGTCGAACACCCTTGCATCG